ATGACTTCAAAAAATGTATTAAATAAGATATTGTCACTTTTATCAGTAGAAAAAGAAGTGGCATTTACTTATGCAAAGTTAGCAGACGGAACAATTGTTGAATCTGCAACATTCGATGTAGGCGAAGACCTATTCGTAGTTTCAGAAGATGGAACTAAATCTCCAGCACCAAACGGATTCCACGACTTAATGTTAAAGGATGAAGAAGGTAATGAGAACTTAATCAAAGTAAAAACTGAAGATGGTAAAATCGTTGAAAGAGAGAATGTAGAATTGGCAGATGTAAAAGTTGAACCAATCCCACAAGCTTCTGGTAAAGAAGAGAAAGTAAACGAAAGACCTGAACAACCAGGATCAGTAACATCTGGCACATTAAAGATGGCAGAAGAAACTGAAGAAGCTGAACCAATTCCTGCAGATGAAGATAAGTCTATGGAAGAAGAAGGTGAGAAAGAAGTTGAAATCAATTTAGGTAAGAAAATGGAAGACATGGCTTACAGAATTGAAGAAATGGAAAAGAAAATTGCAGCAATGGAAGCAATGTATCCACCAGTAGCATCTGAAGTGGTGCAAGAAGAAGAAGGAATTAAGATGGCTGAAGTAAGTGAAGAAGAGTTACCTAAATTAGATGGTGCTCCAATCGAAGAAAACGGAGTTAAATTCTCAGTACAAACAAAACAAAATTACGGTAAGAAAGTTAAAACTGCACAGTCTAGCTTCTTATCAAAATTATATAACTAATTATTAACCCTATTTTTAAAAGGAAAACAATGAACAAATTACAAAAATTTGCGAATCCTACAATCTCTAACACCACATATGCGGGTGAAGCAGCTTCAGGATACATCGCAGCAGCATTGTTATCTGCAACTACTTTGGACAACAAATTAGTGACTATTATGCCTAACGTAAAGTATAAGTCAGTAATCCAAAAGTTAGCAGTAGCAAACTTAGTAAACGATGCATCATGTGACTTCGTTACTAACACAGGTTCAGTGACTATCTCTGAACAAGTATTAACTCCAAAAGAGTTACAAGTAAACATCCAATTATGTAAACAAGAATTTGTTGCATCTTGGGAAGCTTTACAATTAGGTTTCTCTGCATTTGACGAGATTCCAAAATCTTTCAATGACTATTTAATATCTTATGTTGGTGGTGTAGTAGCACAAGCAACTGAAGAGTCTATCTGGCAAGGAACTTTAGTTGGTGACCCAGCTAATAACGTTTCAATCAATGGTCAATTCGTTGGTTTAGAAGCTAGATTTTCTGCATCTATCGCAGCAGGTGGTGCAACAGCAGTATTAGCTGCAAAAGCAACTGGCTCAGGTGCTATTATCTCTGGCTCAGTAAGTCCAACTAACGTAATCTCTAAATTAAATGATGTATTCTTAACAGTTCCTAAGACTGTATATGGTAAGCAAGATTTGTTAATGTATGTATCTACAAACGTTGCAAAATCTTACCAAGCAGCTTTAGCAGGTGGTGGTGCATCAGGAGTAGGTGCTAACGGTTGGAACAATCAATTGAATGTTGGTGAAAAACCAATGAACTTCAATGGTGTTGAAATCGTAATGTGTCCTGGTATGAGTGATGACAAAATCGTTGCAGCTCAGAAGTCTAACTTATTCTTCGGAACAGGTTTATTATCTGACTACAATACCGTTAAAGTAATTGATATGGCGGATATAGATGGTTCTCAAAATTACAGAATTATCATGAGATATACTGCAGGAACTCAATTTGGTATCGGTCAAGACATCGTATACTACGGAGCTTACTAATAAAAACTAATTAAAGGGTGAGTAAAAAACACTCATCCTTTTTAATAACTAACAAAATTAAAACTTAACAGATATGCCAGGATGTAATTTACAATATGGTAGAAATGAAGTTTGTAAAGAGTCAATAGGTGGTATTCAAGGAGTTTACTTCTTAAACTACACTACCGGTTCATTTACAAAAAATGCTGATGGTGAAGTCACTTCATTGAGTGGTTCAACCGTTTACTACTACCAATTAAAAGGAAATTCAACATATACTGAGACAGTTAATAGTTCTAGAGATAATGGAACAACTTTCTTCAATCAGGAATTAGTTCTTAACTTGAAGAAGTTAACCAATGAAATGACTACTCAATTGAAAGTTATGGCATGGGGTAGACCACAAATTATCATCTGGACAAATAACGGACAAGCATTGTTAGCTGGTGAAAAATTAGGATGTGATGTAACTGCAGGAACAATTCAAACAGGTGCAGGTTTAGGTGACCTTTATGGTTATTCTGTAACTTTCACAGGTATGGAACAATTACCAGCAGCTTTCTTATCAGGAAGCACAACTTCTAATCCTTTCGCAGGATTGACAGTTGCACCAACAATCGTATACGGCACTAACAGCTAATCTCAGTATTAGATTTGATAAAAT